CAAGAAACTGGAAAAAGTCATTTAGACTGTCGGAATATACCGAAGTAAACGGAGCAGATCTACAGGATGGAATCTTGACTGTCGAACTCGAAGTCGTCCTTCCCGAAGAGAAGCAGCCTCGTAAAATCTTAATTGGAAAAAACGAGGAAATCGAAAATGACAACAATAGCACTAAAGGGTTTTTCAACCGTAACAGCGATCGTTGATGCGATCGTAGGATTCTTTGACAGCTTCAGTAAAGCTGTTATTATGGCACGTGGTGCAGAAGCAAACTATAAAGTTGCACATTCACTTCAGCATGAGTACCCTGACATGAGTGTACCAGCCATCGCACAGATGCTTAACGATCGTTTGCGTAAGGAGGTTTATGGTGATTAAATTTATCAAAAGCCTTTTTAAAGCACACGATCCCATTGAGGACTATCTATCACAATCTACAGATCTTGTTGATCTGGAGAATCGTATGAAAGAACTCAAGTACAAAGGGATCTGGATTTAATGTGGCCTTATACATACGAAGAAGCAAAATGGTTACTCGATAAACCTGCTAAAACAAAATAATAAAAGGGGAGCGCGTAAGCGCTCCTTTTCATCTTAGAGGAGATTAAATGCTAGAAGACATACATGTACAATCATTAGATCCGGATGAGAGAGACTGGGAATATGATGGAGATGGAACTCGCATATATAAATTAAAGGCCGGTTATATAGGCAAAACTCGATATAGAGATGAGTATGAACAGTGGAAAGCAAGATTCGGTCATGACTGGGAAGAGCCTAGCGCAGAGGAAACGAAAAAGTGGTATGGAGTTAAAAATCCATATTACGTAGGTCTACCATAGGAGGTATTATGGACGGGGAAGAAAGAAAGTGCGGATGTGGACATGACTGTCATTGTTATCAGCCACAATGCGAAGACTGTGATTGCAAAGAATGTAAATGTAAAGAGGAAGAGTAATGGATTTACAAAGATTACGTGAAGATCTAGAAGATGATGAAGGAGTGATGTATGAGATATACCTGGATCATTTGGGCTATCCTACTTTTGGGATCGGTCATCTGGTACGAGAAGAAGATCCAGAATATGGATGGGATGTTGGCGAGCCTGTCAGCGAAGAACGAGTCGCAGAGGCTTTTGATTCAGACATACGAATCACGATTGCGGATTGTGAGCGACTTTATGAAGACTTCCATGAACTTCCAGATGAAGCCAAACTCATCATTGCCAACATGTGTTTTAACCTTGGATACCCAAGGCTTTCTGCGTTTAAAGGAATGAAGGCAGGAGTAGACTCAAGAGATTGGAATCGAGCTGCAGACGAAATGGTCGACTCACGTTGGTACAATCAAGTACCGAATAGAGCAGAGCGTCTCGTACAAAGAATGAGAGCCATCGCATAAAACTGTGTACAAACTCTTTGATTTGTGTTATAATAGTAATGCATAGGAGGTTGTATGTCTTTTTATACTAATTTCGATAGGCTTGGTAATTCAGTCCTTTATCGTGGGTATAACCATCAAGGTAAACCCATCATGACAAAGTACAAGCTCGAACCTGAGCTCTTTGTCCCTACCAAAACTCAAACTGAATGGCGTGCTCTTGATGGTACACCCGTCGCACCCGTTCAGTTTACTCATTTCAATGAAATGAAAGACTTCATGCAAAAGTATGAAGGTGTCGAAAACTTCAAGTACTACGGTCAAGACCGTGTGCTATGGCAGTTTATTCAGAAAAAGTTTCCAAACGATATCGACTTTATTCCTGGTCTGATTAATGTAGTCAACCTCGATATCGAAGTACATTCAGAAGATGGCTTTCCTGAGCCTGATGAAGCTCTACATCCGATTACGGCGATTACTCTGAAGTCAAGTAAAGAATCCGTGTATCGTGTATGGGGTTGCGGTGACTACGAAAAGTCGAAATCACCACATACTCATCTTCGCATTCAGTATACAAAGTGTGAAGATGAATACGAGTTGATGGAAAGATTCCTGAGATACTGGCAATCAAACTTTCCTGAAGTTCTGACCGGTTGGAATATTCGTATGTTTGATATTCCGTACATTGTAAATCGTTCTTTAAGATTATTCGGCGAACAAACCACAAAGAAGTTTATCTCGCCATGGGGTATGGTGCGAGAAAAGACTGTTCATCTTAAAACAAAGACGATGAAGACTCAACAGATTTCTGGTATCTCTCAACTCGATTACATGGATCTGTTTCAGAAGTTTGGTTATTCGTATGGTCCTCAAGAATCGTATGCATTGAACCATATTGCACATGTCGTACTCGGTGAAAAGAAGTTATCGTACGCAGAATACGGTTCTCTTCGTAATCTCTATAAAGAAAACTTTCAACTCTATATTGATTACAACATTAAAGACGTTGAGCTTATCGATCGTATGGATGAAAAGCTTGATCTCATCGGTCTTGGCTTTACTCTGGCTTACAAAGCTGGTGTAAACTTTACAGACATCTTTGGTACTACTGCCATATGGGATTCGATTATTTTTCGCGAACTAGCTAAACGTAAGATCGCAATACCTGGTCCACCACCTCGCAATGAGCGTGAAGGTGTTAATGTTAAGTTTGCCGGTGGTTACGTAAAAGAACCACAAGTCGGTGCTCATGACTGGGTAGTTTCCTTTGATTTGAATTCGCTGTATCCGAATATCATTGCTCAATGGAACATGTCACCTGAAACTCTGACAATGAACGGTACGAACATGTCGAAAGCTGCCAACGGTGTCGGCTTTGATAATAGTCGTGAAGGTGTCTTTCCTCTGCTTGTCAAACAGTATTATGCCGAACGTAAAGATGTAAAGAAGCAGATGATCGAATGGCAGAAAGAACAGCAGAAAGGTTCTACAAAAGAGATTGAAAAACAGATTGCTTCTCTTAATAACAAACAGATGGCAGTCAAGATCTTGATGAACTCTCTGTTTGGTGCTATCGGCAATAAGTGGTATCGTTATTTCGATCTTCGAGTTGCAGAAGGTATCACTCTGACCGGTCAGCATGTGATCAAGACATGCGAGAAGGCCATCAATGATGAGATGAATAAGCTTCTCGAGACAAACGAAGATTATGTTATCGCAATCGATACAGATTCAGTCTATGTGAACTTCGAAGCGTTTGTCAAGAAGTTCGATCCAAAAGATCCTGTAAAATTCCTAGACGAATCATGTAAGAATCATTTCGCACAGGTACTCGAAAAGACTCTTACAGATCTCTGTACAGAAATGAATTGTTTCGAAAATCGTATGGTCATGGAACGCGAAGTCATTGCAGATCGTGGTATATGGACAGCAAAGAAGCGGTATATTCTCAATGTACATAACTCAGAAGGAGTACAGTACGATGAACCTAAGCTTAAAATTATGGGCATTGAAGCCATTAAGTCGTCGACTCCCGAGATTTGTCGAGCTAAATTCAAGGAGATATTCAAGCTTATCATTCAGTCGACGGAAGCGGATGTACAGAACTTCATACAGAAATTCAAACAAGATTTCAAATCGCTCCCACCCGAAGAAGTGGCTTTTCCACGGGGCGTCACGAAGATTACAGACTGGCATGATCGGAAAACTGTCTACAAGAAAGGAACACCTATTCACGTGCGGGGTTCCCTCTTATATAACAAAGAAGCTAAGGCTCGAGGATTGACGGATCGGTACGAACTTATCGGAAATGGTGATAAGATCAAATTTGCCTACCTCAAACTTCCCAATCATATCAAAGAAAATGTCATCTCATTTCCTATGCACCTACCAACCGAGATGCAACTTCATCGATATATAGATTACGACAAGCAGTTTGATAAAACGTTCCTCGAGCCTTTACGTTTTATCCTCGACGCGGTAGGGTGGTCTGCTGAAGAACGAGCAACACTCGAAGACTTTTTTGTATGAGTACTGTTTACATTTGCACGAAAACATGTTATAATATATGTGAAGGAGATTTATCATGAATCAATGGCACCATGACATCAATGAAATGCATGCTAAGTATGGCGTGCATGATTGGATGGAAAAGAACAAAGACAATCCGGAACTCATGCAAAAGTTTCTCGACTTTCGTATTAAGTTCCTTGAAGAAGAATTAAATGAAACAAAGGCAGCAGCCACATACGATCGCAACGCACCCGAAGTTGTTGACGGTCTGATCGATCTTTGTGTGATTGCAATCGGTACTCTCGATGCTTTCGGTGTTGACGCTCAGAAAGCATGGGAAGCTGTACACACAGCGAATATGGCCAAAGAAGTTGGTGTAAAAGAAAGCAGACCAAATCCACTTGGTCTACCAGATTTGATTAAGCCTGAAGGTTGGGTAGGACCGAAACATCATGACAACACCGGTAATCTCGGGGACGCTGTTTAAAAGCATCTTCGATAATAAAACAAATAAGAGTTTCTCGCAGGCGAACTGGAATGCTTTTGTGCGAGTGCTTTATGATTTATCAACAGTCAAACGTGCAAGCAAACGCGATGCAATGTTGATGTCTCCAGCTATCTATGAAAAAGGTACCACTCGTGCAAATAAGAATGTCATTGAGTGGGCTGGCTGGTGTGCAGTTGATGTTGATGATTATGAATTTGAAGGAGATCTAAATGATGAATTGGCTAGTCGCTTTGGTCATTATCAATTCGTTTGTTATTCTACCGCTAGTAGCACTCAGAGTCTACCAAAGTTTCGTCTTGTCTTCCCACTTACAAAACCTGTTAGAAACGAAGACATCAAAGGATTCTGGCATGCCTTACAAACAGAACTCGGGGATCTTGGAGATAAACAAACTAAGGACTTGTCTCGAATGTATTACATCCCTGCAGAATACGATAAAGCTGACAACTTTATATTCCATAACTCTAACGGTTCTTATATTGATCCTAGTGAGTTAATGTTCAAGCATCCTTATGCAGAAAAAACAACACTCAACAACTTCTTCGACAGACTCCCAGACGAAATCCAAAAGCAAATCGTCGAACATAGAAAACAAAAACTTGATAAGACTGATGTTCAATGGTCGTCCTATCGCGATTGTCCCTTCTTTCCAAGACAACTCGAAAACGAATATAGAATGATTGCCAATACAGGTTGGTATCACAAGATGTATCAGATTATGGTTGCACTTGCAGGTAATGCGGTACGCAATCGATATCCAATTACATCAGCAGAAGTTGCTCAACTCTGTAGAGAACTCGATATGGATACCGGTAATTGGTATGCTAATCGTCCACTCGATAAAGAAGCAGATCGTGCTATTGAATATATTTACAAAAATATTTGAAAAAAGTGAAAAAAACTGTGTACAATGCTTCAGAAGTATGATATAATAATAAAGAGAGTACAATTTAATGGAGCTAAAAATGCAGAATATCAAGAATCTTATCGGTGATACATTTCGTGACTATCAGGCAAACGCTGTAGCTGATCCGGATATGGCTAAAATGTATGCCGACGATCATTCAACTTTTCAAACTATCGCTCGTTACTTAGAAACTGGCGAACAAGAAGATCTTAATCGTGCATCTGCAATTATCGATCGTATGGATACATCTCCTCGTGAAGATATTATCGTTGCATGTGGTATGGATTTCGGTCCAGAATGGGTAAGTAAAAATCTTGGTTGGGATATTGCATAATGACTGAAGCGCTTAAAAAATATTTCGAAAATGGTGGCACAATTACAAAGTGTCGACCTTCTAACAAACGTCCAGAGCCACGCAGATATTCTGGTTCTACAGCAAATCGTGGACGCAAAGCTGAAACATTAGGTGATAGGAGATATTTCTAATGAAATATTCTTTAAAGGTGCTGCAACGCGCAGCTGAAATTCAAACAAAGAAAAGTTCGGATTATCAAAATCCGAACTCACGTATTAAACAAGCAGATTACTATGTTCGTGGTTGTTCTACGATCCTCGATACAATCCATGCGAAAGTTCTTCGTATGCAATCTGTTTGTGAAGCAATGGAAGCTGATCCAAACTATGGTCAAAACTTCGAATCACTCGAAGACTCTTGTCTTGATCTGATTAACTATGCTTCCTTCTTTGCCTCATACATGAATGGTGAGATGGAAGGTCAAGACCCAAGTCGTGACATGTTCAATAGACCTGCAAAGGAAACAACAAATGAAAATCGGGATAACAGCGTCGACGTTTGATCTGTTACACGCAGGTCACATCGAAATGTTGCGTGAAGCGAAAGCTCAATGCGACTATTTAATTTGTGCTCTACAAATCGATCCAAGTATTGATAGGCCAGAAAAAAATCAACCCGTACAGACGATCGTAGAGCGTTACACTCAACTTGATGCCGTAAAGTTTGTAGATGAAATTATACCGTACTTACATGAAACAGATCTCGAAGATATCCTCCAAATGCGTGCAATCACTGTACGAATACTGGGTGAGGAATACCGCGATCGCGATTTTACTGGTCGTGATATTTGTAAACAGCGAGATATTGATCTCTATTTTAACAAACGCGACCACCGTTTCTCCTCTAGCGGCTTGAGACAGCGCGTACACGGTTTAGAAATAAAAAAGGAGGTAATGGGTGATGCTCACAGTAAATGATATCCGAAAATATTTTATTCAGGAGTTACAAGATGAAAATTTCACGGTGGATCGCACAGACTCAAAGACCATCGAACTTATCGGTGCAAGTTTCATCGCTGATGAGGAAGCAATCTTTGGTGAGCCGAATATTCCTTATATTGATGCTGAGCTCGATTGGTATCTTAACTGTTCAACTAACATCAACGATATCGGATATAAAGACGAGCCTCCAAAGGCTTGGACATATGCAGCAAATAAATACGGAGAAATTAACAGTAATTATGGAAAACTCATCTTCGATGATAAATACTACAGACAGTACGACAACGTCCTCAACGAACTAGCGGACAATCCTTTTAGTCGTCGTGCTACAATGGTTTATACACGACCTTCGATATGGACAGAGTTCAATGAGAATGGTAAAAACGATTTTATTTGTACTAATGCTGTTACTTATTACATACGCGATGACCAAGTCCACGCTGTATGCCAAATGCGATCAAACGACGTCGTGTTTGGATACAAGAATGATTATGCTTGGCAGCGTTATGTAATGGATCTCGTTGCAACCGATCTGTCTGGTGGCAATAAAAACTACACTGCTGGTAATCTATATTGGCAAGTGCAAAACCTCCACGTTTACGAAAGGCATTTTGATCTTGTCAAATAAATGGGATCTACGTTTCCTTGAATTAGCAAGAGGCATAGCTGAATGGTCAAAAGATCCTTCACGTAAAATCGGTGCGATTGCAGTCGATGACCGGTCTGTTGTGGCTCAAGGTTATAACGGTTTCCCACGTGGCATTGAAGACTATGCCGAGCGATACGAAGATCGCGATCTCAAATACAAGTTAGTCGTTCATGCAGAAATGAACGTCATATATAATGCTACGTACAATGGAGTATCTCTTGATGGTGCAACGTTGTACGTATGGGGTTTGCCAGTTTGTGGTGACTGCGCCAAGGGTGTGATACAAACTGGAATTAAAAGAGTGGTGATGCCCAAGCAGGATATCCCAGAACATTGGGTAGAATCATGGAACTTAACAAAACAAATGTTCGAAGAGACGAACGTAAGATGGGAGTTTATCGATGTCAGCAACACAGGAATGGATCAAAGAACAATTTGCTAGAGATTCAAAACCGGTGATCACCGAGTATTCATTGCAAAAAGAGGTAAATGAATTAAGGGAAGACGTAAAGAAACTTCAAGAAGACATATCATGGTTAATGCGACAAGGGTAATTGTAATAGGTCATAGTCCAGGCAATTCCAAAATAAAATTTAAATCGAAATCACCCACCTTAAGAAGACTCGATATGTGGCTGGGTGAATGTGATGTGAACTTATATAGCTTTGTGAATCTCTGTGCATCCAGCGTCAGTTCTCTGAAATCAGCACAAATTGATGAAACATTAATTCAAGAATGTATTCAAGGCTATACAAAGATTATAGCATTAGGTAACGAAGTATCACATTATTTCACAAAAAGAGGTGTGGAGCACTTTCCGGCTCCACACCCTTCTCCACTTAATAGGAAGTTTAACGATAAAACCTTTGAACCGGCAGTAATTAAAGGTTTACAATCGTATCTAAATAGTGTATAATATTATGAAACACGGAGTATATCATGAAGATCTTGATCACCGGCATGAACAAGCAACAGTGCACCGAAAACTTTTACAAGGGTTCACAGCTTAAAATTATTCCTTCACATATTTCTCTGATCGCATGCCTCAGAGATATGGGACATACCGTCGAACAGCGTATCGTCACCATCGGTGAAGACCTTTCCTCATACGACAAAATTATTTGTTACATCCACAATCCATCAGGTTTTGCAGGCTTTGTGTATAATGCTTTATGGCTAATCAATGAAGTACCTGACTGTGTACTTGCATTTGATGACTGGCAGACTGACAGCATTTACAAAGGTCTTACCGCACTTGAAGATACTGAAAAACTTTTTCGTAAATATGTTCTCGATGGTCATAAGCATATACCTGATAACATTCGAGATTATGAAAAGCAATTGTTGCAAGGTATCTCAATTGTAAAACAGAAAAAGAATAAGATGTTGATCAGCGCATTTGCTGGCGGTAATCTTACAAGACTGCTGGATTATCCTGAAGAACTTATGTTCTCTTTTAATCCAAACCCATATCATATCAACTTACAATCCAACTTCAATCCACTCTTTGAAGAGAAAGCTCGTGTATTTAACTTTGCCGGGTTAATGCAAGATAAAACAAAGAAGTGGGTTAAAGACCAGAGCATCGGTGAATGGGAACTCAAGAAATACGGTTCTCGAAAAGATGGTCAAGATCGTGTAACCGAACCAGAGATGGTCAACATCTATGGACAGCAATGGGGTATCCTCATGCCAGGATATTTCCATGCTGGCTCTGGCTGGTGGCGAGCAAGACCGCTTCAAGTTGCAGATGCCGGCTCGATTCTGATCGGCGATTGGAAAGAGATGGTGATCTACTACGATGACGACGAACTCGCTTCTCTCAAAGGTCAGTGGATTACGTTGATGAGTGATAAACAGCTCGAAGAAGTAGCACACGCCCAAAAAGAAGCCATATATAAAACACACCCGCTGGACAAAGGTGTACAGCAGGATGAGTTAAGGAGAATCCTATGAAGATATTAGTTGTAGGTGCGGGCTTTGCAGGTGCTACGGTTGCTCGCATTCTTGCAGAAGAAGGTCATGAGATTACGGTAATCGATAAACGTGATCACGTGGCTGGTAATGCGTATGACTATACAAACGAGTATGGCATTCGTGTACACAAATATGGTCCTCATCTCTTTCATACAAATAACAAGAAGGTCTTTGATTTTCTTGGTCGATTTACTGAATGGGTACCGTATCGTCATAAAGCAAAAGCTCAGCTTGAAGATGGTCGATATGTACCGTTTCCCGCAAATCGAATTACGAAAGAGATTGTAGGCGAAGAAAACATTCTCGACATTTTCTTCAGACCGTATACAAGAAAGATGTGGGGTAAAGAACTTGAAGAGCTTGATCCGAGTATTATTAAGCGTGTACCTGTTAAAGATAATGACAATGAAGATTATTTTCCAAAAGATAATTACCAAGCGTTACCACTCTTTGGCTATACAGACTTGGTTACACGTATGCTCGACCATGAGAATATCGACGTAAGATTGAATGTGTCTTTCGATAAGGTATGGCTTAATTACTCGGATCATTGTTTCAACTCGATGCCAATCGACGAGTACTTTGATTTCAATCATGGTGAATTACCGTATCGTTCAATTAAATTCCACAATACAGATCTTCCGATGTCGAAGGTTCTTCCGACTACGACTGTAAACTTTACACATGATGGTCCATATACAAGAGTTACAGAATGGAAGAACATGCCATGTCATGGTTACAATTCAAACTTTACGACATTGACATACGAAGAACCCTGTGATTATCGAGACAACGATATGGAAAGATACTATCCAGTCAAAGATGTCGACGGTGAGAATCGTGAGAGATACGAGAAATATAAAGAAATGATCAGTCCAAATATGACCTTCATCGGTCGTTGTGGTCAGTATGTTTATGTTGACATGCATCAGGCGGTGAACTCAAGCATACAAGTTGCAGAGAAATTTATAAAGGAAAACACATGAAAATTTCATTAACAGGTGCCAGTGGATTTATTGGCAATCATCTTCTGACAAAGCTGTGGGATGATGGACACGAAGTCATGAAGTGGGATCGTAAGAGCGGTCGGGATATCAAAGACTGGGAACTCGAAGGCTGTGACTTTGTAGTTCATCTTGCTGCCGATGCAGATGTACGTCGTTCGATCCTTGAACCAGATCTGTACTGGGATAATAACGTCGAGACTACCAAACGTATTCAAGAAATTTGTAGAGTCAATCAAGTCCCGCTGGTCTATGCATCTTCTTCTTGTATTCATGCATGGCATAAATCGCCGTATGGTATCAGTAAGCGTGTCAACGAGATCACAGCTTATACTACACCGTTTGGCGTCAATAATCAGGTCGGTCTTCGCTTTACGACAGTCTACGGTGATGGTGCTCGTGATACCATGTTTATGGGTAAGTTAATGAGAGGCGAAGTCAAGTACGCAACAAATCATGTTCGTGACTTTATTCATGTTGATGATGTTGTAAAAGCCATCATGATCTTTATAAATACAGGTACCAAAGGTAAACTTCCAGCGTATGACGTTGGTACTGGAACTGGCCATATTGTATCTAAGCTCGCACAAATCAAATATCCGAATATCGAAATCCGAGAGGGTGACGACTGCGAAGCACAGGATAATACAGCAGACAATTCTGATCTAAGAGCACTCGGTTGGGAACCGACAATAAATGCTCGTGGCTATGTACAAAACAATGGAAATGTGATATAATTATCCAGAAGGAGATAATGCATGTCGATTATGGATAAACTCAAGAAGAACAGTAAAGTCAAAGAAACTTCTGTTCTATCTGAATCAAAATTCTTTACAGAGAAAGATATGGTTGCAACAGATGTTCCAATGATGAACGTTGCTCTGTCTGGCTCTATGGATGGCGGTCTTGCGCCCGGTCTGACGGTACTTGCGGGCCCATCAAAACACTTTAAGACCTCGTTTGGTCTGATTATGGCAGCAGCTTATTTGAGAAAATACAAAGACGCTGTGCTTCTCTTCTACGATTCAGAGTTTGGTTCACCCCAAGCTTATTTCGAACAGTATGATATCGATACATCACGTGTCCTTCATACACCGATTACGAACGTAGAAGAACTCAAGTTTGATCTGATCGGTCAACTTGAACAACTCGATCGTAAAGACAAAGTCGTCGTTATGATTGATTCTGTTGGTAACCTAGCATCTAAAAAAGAATTGGAAGATGCTATCAACGAGAAGTCGGTTGCAGATATGTCACGTGCGAAAGCACTTAAAGGTCTGTTCCGTATGACAACTCCGTATCTGAACATGAAAGATATTCCACTGATTGCAGTCAATCATACTTACATGGAAATCGGTCTGTTCCCGAAAGCTGTAGTATCTGGCGGTACAGGTATTTACTATTCGGCAGATAATATCTGGATTCTTGGTCGTCGTCAGAACAAACAGGGCACTGAAGTGACTGGCTATGATTTTGTAATTAATGTGGAGAAATCGCGTTATGTTAAAGAAAAATCTAAAATCCCTATTAGCGTCTCTTGGAGCGGTGGTGTCGAGCGGTATTCTGGTCTACTCGACGTGGCTCTCGCAGGGAACTTTGTTGCAAAGCCTAGCAATGGTTGGTATTCTCGTGTCGATACTAGCACTGGAGAGTTCCTCGGAACCAAAGTCCGAGAAAAAGAAACCCTAAGTGAAGAGTTCTGGAAGCCAATCTTTGACGAGACAAACTTCGCAGAATATATAAAAGAAAGCTTCTCAATCGGTGGCAATCGTTCGAACGAACTGGATATCGAAAATGAAGCATGAGGAAAATGTCACCTTTGAATTTGTTCCAGACGGCGATGACGCCTGGGCAATTCGAATCCTCAAAGGTGTATATAACGAAACAGTTATCAAATTTGGTGCCATCCGTTTTAATGAAGAAGCGGAAGGTACCATGTCCTTTGACTTTTCAATTATTGAATCGCCAGACGAAGACTTGACAGTCGAAGATACGGACCTACAAGATTTCGCTGGCGATGTCTTACAAGAGATTATACGTGACGCTATCGAAAAAGATAACGGCACTATTGGATTTAGGGAAATGAATGAAAGCGAATCTCGAACAAACAATCCTTCGGAATATTCTGACTGACGAAGACTATATGCGGAAGGTTCTTCCGTTTGTTAAGCCAGATTATTTTGAAGGCATTTATCGTATACTGTTTAACGAAGCAGGAAAATTCGTTGGTAAATACAACAAGCTTCCGACTGCTGAAACGTTTAAGATTGAACTCGATCAATCTGATCGTCTTAGTGGTGAGAACTATACAGTTGCCGTCGATATCATTCCACAATTATTTTCGAAAGAAGATATTGATGATCAATGGTTACTCGACACAACCGAAAAGTGGTGTCAAGATCGTGCGATCTATAATGCTGTTATGGAATCAATCTCGATCATTGATGGTAAACATGAAACTCTTACAAAGGGTGCACTACCGGATCTCTTATCAAAAGCTCTTGGTGTTGCATTCGATACAAACGTAGGCCATGACTATGTCGACAACGCAGACCAAAGATGGGATTTCTACAACAAAGAGGAGAGCCGAATTCCTTTCGATCTTGAACTCTTCAATTCCATCACGAAAGGCGGTATTCCTAATAAGACTCTCAACATTGCTCTTGCTGGGACCGGCGTTGGTAAGTCTCTATTTATGTGTCACGTTGCTTCTTCCGCTCTGGTCGATGGTCGTAACGTGTTGTACATTACCATGGAAATGGCTGAAGAAAAGATAGCGGAGAGAATAGATGCGAATCTTCTCAACATTCCAATCGATCAATTGGAAAACACTCCAAAAACAATTTTCACTGACAAGGTTAAAAACCTTTCTACAAAGACCAATGGTAAACTCATTATTAAAGAGTATCCTACTGGTAGCGCTCATGCTGGCCACTTTCGAGCTCTTCTTAATGAACTAAAACTCAAACGTCAATTCGAACCAGATATTATCTTCATCGACTATCTCAATATCTGTGCCTCTTCTCGTATGAAAGGTATGGGTGGTTCGATCAACTCTTATAACTATATCAAAGCAATTGCGGAGGAATTACGTGGTCTTGCTGTCGAATTTGATGTACCTGTATTTTCTGCAACTCAAACTACTCGTAGTGGATATTCGAATTCAGATGTTGGCCTTGAAGATACATCTGAATCGTTCGGTCTTCCTGCCACTGCAGATCTTATGTTTGCTCTTATCTCGACCGAAGAGTTGGAGCAAATGGGTCAAATCATGGTTAAACAGCTG